ACTAGCTAAAGAAATTGTAATTTTCCCTGTATTATCTGCATTAATAGCTCTTGATACTTCTCCTAATACCCCTACATGAGGAATAGCATTGTCCTCATTTCTTTCGCATTTAACCATACTACCTTCAGCAAATCCTGTGATAACCATGCCACCATACATAACGGTAACTAGCTTAGGATTAAAAGTTCTTGTTTTACTCATCCTATGCCACCTCCTCTAACACTAAAGCAATATTAACTTCTCCATCATGAATAGCGCCTTTAACTGTAGCCCTAACGGATATTCCATTATACTTCCTATTTGCTACATCATTTTTACTTACTTCACTTCTTCTTAATGCAGTTATTTCATATACTCCCTTGCCATCTTTTTCTAGAATTATACCTTGGCTGGTTGCTGTTTTAAGAACAGTTTCTACCTCACCTACCATCATGCCAATACCAGTATCATCATAGCCTATCTTATCATTGTTCATGGCCAATAAAAATAAGGCCTCTTCAAGCCTAAACTTAATGAAATAACTACCCAAAACTATATCTATATAACTACCATCTGTCATTTTACCTTCAGATACATAATTTCTTCCTTTTTGTCTTATATAAGAGAATCCATTGTTTTTATGCAACTGATTTAGTTCCGTTAGTGTGATATTTGAAGGTTTAGAACCTGCTACCTCTTCAAATTTAGCAGTAATACTTCCAGGCAATGCTACTGCCATATTAGCAGCTAATCCCTCTGCTAAATAATCTCCTTCATCATCATGGTAACCTATAGCTGTATTGGAACTCTCAATACTTTCTACTATAGATAAATCTTGAGTAGTTACAAAGTATAATTTTTCATTTGCCATAGACCATTTAGATAGTTTTTCTATCACTACATTATCATTAGTAGTTGATGTTAAGAAGAACCAATCTCCTTTTTGACTGTTTATTAATTCATTTAAAAGATTCTCAATTTCGGTGGATAAAACATCTCCCATCTCAGCAGAGTTTTCAATCTTCTTTCCTACAATAGCTACTTCCTGTGGCCTTGGAGTGTGGGAAAATATCTTTGTTGCTATTTTATATACCTTAGATTCAACTGTTATGCCATCCATCTGAGTTAATGCTGGTGCTTCACTAATAAGGGTATAAGGTATATCGTGTTCATTATCTACAATCAAAATTAAACCAAACCCCTGCTCAGAAACACCTTTAGTTAAGTTGTTTACATTAACCACAAAGTCTTTCTTCATCTTAAAACCTCCTAACTGATTTCTGTATTTATATCCCAGCTTTCAATAGTTTCAAATCTTCTCTTAATTACATCTGTAAACCTAATAATTACATCAAAGCCTATCCTATGTTCATAATAGTCTACAATATGGATAGTTCTATCTCCAAAGGCTTCAATATTTACCACTACAATATTGTTATCATAAAGATGCTGATACCCTACATGTTTAAACCAATCCATAGCCTTTTTAGCCAATTCTTGAGCTTCTAACTTGTCCTTTGAATAAGCATTAATGGATATAGTAGCTTGTGGTTGCAATTCTAATGTTTCTTCTACGTCTAATTCAAATCTTTCATCATTAGATGGTACTAAATCCCTTTGATAGTTCCCCTGACCTCTAAATTGAGTATAAGGGCTAATAAAATTATAGGTAATGTAAGGATAAGGTTCTTTCCCTTGTAAATCTTCTATGGGTATAGGAATTAATCCTAAATAATCATATAATCCCCTTACTATTGCATTTCTTATTTCTTTAATTGCTATCACCACGCTTTATAAAATAAATATACAGCCCATCATCTTCTAAGGCACCCTCATCAAAATCATTATAGGGCTTTCTTTCAAGGACTGTATATACTTTATTTTTATGTTTAATTTTTGTTCCTTTAGCTATTTCCTTATAACAATATAACTTTCTATCCTCAATACTATATGTTCCACCTTCATCAAATTTTAAATCCTCATTTGAAATGGGAACTACTGCTGCTACTCCTTTTATTTCAATTTCTTTTGTTGTTCCAGGTATCCATATTCCACCTTGGTCAGGGTCCCTATATCCTTCCTTTTCTTCCAATATGAACACTGGAAATTTACTATATTTTTTTATAAGCCTTTTAAAATTAAACATCTAATCCCTCACCACCTTGTAAGTGATACTATCTCTCAATCTTCCTGTATCCACAAGAGGATTAGAACTGCCTTTATTATTAGCAGTCACTGGACTATTAGGTGGTTCCTTTAAAGAAGTTAAATAACCTTGTATCTGACCTACTAAAAATTCACCTAATACGCTAAAGAAGGTATCCACTGGTAATTTAAGCTGTATAACCTGCTCTAATAAATCATCTCCTTTGGATATCATATTATCTTTATTTTTATCAAAACCTGCCCTAATGAAACTTCTTTCAGGTATCTTCACACTTCTGGCTAACCAATAATAGAATTCTAAACTATCTTGTCCTTTTTCTTTTACCAAAAAAAGTTCTCCACTATCTGCATGTAAAACAAATAGATCATCAAAATCCCTTGGACTTTTCTCTTTGGCTTTTTTGTTTAATGGTATAGTTAGAAATCTTGATTTCTTTGGTGTTATATCTGCACCAAATTCGTGAACGGAACCAATCATAACCATATCTCCATCATCTTCACCAAATATCCCAATCTCCAAGCGGGTATTCTTTAACTCATCTAACATTTTCAAGAACTCTGGTACTCTAGTTTCATCATGTATTTTCATAGTGACCTCAACTTCTTATATGGGTCTATCCATTTATAAATAAATGTTGGCATATCACCATCACTAGCAAAGGTTTGACTCATATCTGATAATTTTTCTGATGTTATATTAAAATCTAAAGGATCTATTTTTTCTAGTTGATCTAAAGCTAATTTTATTCCTCCTGGTAAATTATCCTTTTTGAATTTATTATTACAATACTTTTCTATCCACTCTAGGTAAGCATCCCTTAATTCTAATTCATCACTAGTCATTTTGTTCACTTCCCACCAATAATTCTACTAAGTTTTCTTTTTTATCTCTTGAGTTATGTTCAATGCCCCTCTCCTTTAAAATTTCAACTATTTCAGGCTTTGTTAAGGCATCATAATCTATTACATTAGTTAGTGTGTTTTCTTCGCTTAAATCGTCAATAGTGAGGTCGCTTTTTTCTGTGTCTATATCTTTCTCAATATCTTTAGTAGAGTTATCAATAATTTCAACTATATCCTTTATACTTTCAAAATGTTTTTCTTCTATTTCAAATTCATCTCCTGGAGAATATTTTTTACCATTATGTTTAATGTTTACTTTGGCTTTCACTATCATTCTTTGCACCTCCTTCATAATAAAAAGTAAGAGTAGGAGATTTAACTCCTACTTCACTTTTGCAATAAAGACTTCATCTGCTACTGGGAAACTTGGTAACGCAGTAGCAACAGCTTTAGTCCATCTTGCAACAGGATCTTTAGTTCTATAAATCATTGCAAGGATATTTCCTATAGCATTCATGTCTACACTTGAATCACTTGCCAATTCAATTTCCTCTGCTGTTAAACCATAGATAGTTTCACCTAACATTCCATCAGGGAATACTACAAATTTATCTTCAGGGAAGTATCTTTTTGTAGTATATTTCCCATTCATGTTTTGAACTCTTACCCTTTCATCATATGTTGCTATTGCTGGAAGTTCCATAGATTTCAATAGAGTATTTAAGTCTGTAATAGTGACAATCTTATCACTATTTACTCCATGGATAGCCTTTCTAATAGATGCATGTCTTAATAGTGCATTTAAAACACTTCTGGAAGTCAAGGCTCTTGTTGGAGTAGTTCCTGTATCTGCTACTATCTTATCTACCATGTCATAAATATCATCAAGTGGTTTAGAAGCAGGATCAGTCCATAAAGATGTACCACTTAGAGCCTCCTGATGTTCAGCAGGTACTCCATAATCCACTGTAACAACAACACCATTCTCATTTACTGCAATCTTACCTGTTGATAGGGCTTCTAACCTCATAGCCTCTACTCTTGCTTTAACTGCCATTACCATAGCATCTACATCATTGTAAACCTTATTAACTGCATATTGCTGCTCTTGATTATCTCTTGGCCTACTTAATTGTATTATTGTTTCTTCATTCATCCTAATCTTTCTTTTGATTAGAGCTATCTTTTCTTCTACTACATCAAAGCCTTCTCTAGATGCAATTTCTGCCTCAGTATCAAAAGCATGAACAGATGCCATTACAGGGACATTACTAGCCCCTTTGATATACTCAATCTTTAACCCTTGAATCTTTCTTTCAGGAAACAAAGTTTCTCCTAGCATTGGTGGGTACTTTCTTTCCTTTAAATAATTAAGAACTGTTGGAGTGTCAAACAGTTCTTCTATAGATTTACTAGCATGTAATTGTAAATTCATCTTATATCTCATATTGTCATCCTCCTATCTTAACTTTATTTCTTTCAATGCAGTCTTAGCTTCAACACTTAAAGGCTCAGGCAATCTTTCTTCCAATACATAACCTTCTACCATTAATGCTGCTGGTTGTGGTCCATATGTTACATCTACATCATGGAATAATATTCCCTTAGCTGTTGCATCATTGGCTGGCAATATAGTTCCTGCCTTAACTATCTTTTTCCCATTTTCATCAGCTACAACTCCTTCATCAGAAACAGTGGTAGTAAAGTTAATGAAATGAGCACTAGCCAAAAACTCTGGTGTATTTGTATAACTAGTCTTTTTAATATACATATTCATTCCTCCTTATCCCCATGGATTTAATTCAGGCTTATATTCTTTATTTCTTTCACTTGCAATTGAAGATATATCATTTCCACCATCTTCAGTACCAAGCTTAGGTGATTTACCTTTTAATTTCTCTGTAACAGCAGCATCTATTGCTTCTTGCCATTCTTTTTCAAATAGTTTTATGTTATCCATAGTTGATTCTGCATCATCTTTTAATAACATATCAGCAAATTTTACAGGCAATTTCTTTTCTACTAAAATATCTATAGCATCAAGTTTGAGTTCTTTTAACTTTATAGTCCTCTCTCTTTCCTCTATATCTCTTTTAGTTTTCTCTAGTAGTTCCTTTTCTTTTTCCTCTGCAGATAAATTTGCTAATCTTTCTGCTTCTTTTTTCTCTTTTTCTAGTTTTTCTAGATGTTCTTTTTCCCATTTAGCCCTAGAAGTTCTTAGAGCTTCAGTAACTCTTTTATCAGCTTCTTTTTGTAACAATTTGTCTAATTCTTCCTGAGTATAGGTTTTATTAGAATCGTTGTTGGGGTCTTTATTTTGGTCATCCCCATCATTGCCCTTACCTTCGCCTTCTCCACCTTCTCCACCATCATCAGCAAAGAATTGTAGATTTACTCTAGTTAGCCCCTTTAAGTTATCTTCATCCCTTAAAGTTGCAAATAATTTTTTCATAAATAATACCTCCTTAAAATTTGATATAAAAAATACACCCATTAAGGTGTTTTATTTATAATTTCTAACTTTACATATTCAGGATATTCATCCTCTATAGCTTCAATACCAATTTCCAAAGCTTTAAATATTGCCTGTACTTCCTTTAATGCTATATCTTCATTAAATACAATAACTTCAATAAATCCTCTATTTTGTACTACTTTATATGTTATCCTGCATATTTCATCTAAGGTAACTAGTATTGTTTGAACTAATGCAGATACAGCTGCACATACAATATCTTTGCCATACATATCATAATTAGCATGGCCTTCTACGGTATATCCATATGAAAGGTTTTGATTGTCTTTATATATTGTTGCATTAATCATAGAACACCCCTTTTCATAACATACCTACTATTTTTTATTATCAGTAACTATATCTATTATCATAGTACATCTACAATTTATATCATGTTGTGGTTCTCCTATTAATCCAGGAGAAGGGCCTCTTGATCCATCAGGTAAAATAAAATCTTCTTCATAAGGTATTGTTACACCATTCATATCATTGTGCTGGGACCTTACTCTTTCATCTTCTGATGTTCTCCAAGTCTTAGTCATCTTTACTCCTTGATTAGATATATCATTTAGACTATCTACTTTAGATTGGGAAAAACACCTATGACCTTCTGTCCTAACAATTTTATTAGCCTTGGCCATGTCAGTTTCTAATGTGCCTTTTAACCTATTGGCCATGGTCCCATAGGTATCACCTTTGGTTAATCCATATTTAATTTCCTTTTGTACTTCATATATTGCATCAATTCTATGTTTCCCCATTCTTTCAGTCCACTTCAACCCTGCCATCTCTTCATTTATTGTTTTAGTTACATCTATAGGTTTCAATATGCCTTTTATTTTATTTTCTACCTCATTATTTACTATAGATATAGTGTTTTTATAAGTATCCTCTACAATACCTTTTAATGTTCCTCTTATAGCAGTAGAATTACTCTTATATAGCCCTGTTATTAAGTGATATACTTCCTTATCCAATTTCTGTAACCTATCATATTTACTCATTTCAGCAAATGTAAGTTGCCCATTTATTTCATAGTCTTTATACATTCTAGCCATAGTGATCCTTAGCTCATCCAAGGTCTTTTTATAGTTTTTAGCTATAGTCTTTTCACCCATTTTAGACATTCTTTCAGCTTTTCTCTGTAAGGTGATGAATTTCTTTTCTGGATTCATTATTCTTCATCCTCGTCTATATCATCATTTATATCAATGCTATCTAAATCCTCATGGTAAGGGTCTTTTTCTGATTCTATCTTTTCTAGTTCCATGGATACATCATCTATCATAGGTAATTGAGATAAAGCAGTACTATTACTTGTGAATCCTCTAAGCATTTGAGCTGTTTCTACTTCTTCCTTTACATTAATAGGTTTGTTTCTAGCAAAGGTAATATCTACATCTCTCCAATCATAGTTCCCACCTTTAAAGTTTAGATAAGTGACAATAAGCTCTAATCTTCTTTGTAATGCTCTTTTAAACTTTCTTTCTTTAGTAGCCATAATTTGTTCCAATGCTAATAGCTTATAAGCCATGGCCACTCCACTAGCATTACTAGAAAAGTTTACATCTGACATATCTGGAGTTTTAGAAAACTTATGGATATCATTCTTCAATCTATCTTTATAATTTTCTACTGCACTATCATTGATCTCTTTAATTAGCCAATATGCCTGTCCTTCTTTATCTATTAGCAACACTTTATCTTCCTTTAATTTCTTTATGTCTTCTTCATCTGTTGCAGACATATTAACTAGACATAAGAAAGCATCTGTAAATTCTTCAAAATCATTTGCAGTATCAGATTGAGCCTTATCATAAGCATCTATTAATGATATTACTCTTTCAAAATCTCCTATAGCTTCATCATTATTTAGGAATTCTATCACTGGAACTTGTCCAAAATAATGTTCCTGTATATCTTGCAATACAAGATTATTGTTTTCCTCTTTATAATATTGTATGTTTTCCTTAGTATAAACCTCAGCATACAACTCATCCTTATTGGTTATTAAGTTCTTTGATTTAAAATATCTTATAGCAAAGTTTACATCTGGATTAATTTTAGTATCATGTACCATAATGATATTATCTGCATCCATCTCATTAAATCTAAGATATGCATCCTCATCTATATACACTATTTCATAAGCCTTACCCTTAATACCTGCCATCTTTGCTAGCTCTGAGTTTTCATCCTGTTCATCATTATAATTAAATATATCCTGAAGTTCTTTCATAAGTTCTTCATCCATACTACTATAAGTAACAGGCTTTCCTATAAAATAACCTTGTATTACATCTATGATATAACTTGGATAACCATTGACGATTTTATTATTAGGTTTAGAAAGATCCTTCTTAACCCTATTTCTTATCTCATCATTCTTCCCTTCGTAATACCTTTGTAGCATTTCATACCTTTCAGTATCATGTTTATCTATTAATTTTTTTACAACCTCTGGAGTAGGTTCTATATCTAATCTAATCACTTTTTCACCCCACTTATATACCTAATTTTCTCTTATCCATAGTTCTTAATTTCCCTCTACCATGATATTCAGTGTAAATTGCATATCTAATAGCATCTAGAACATCATCATACTGCTGTACTGGTTCTCCTGTTGTTGGATTCCATGCATACATAAAGATTTCCTCATTAAATCTTTCCACTGCTGATTTTAATATAAATAATTTCTTTTGCTTAAATAGTTTGGCCACTTCTTCAATTCCACTTAATACAGCCTTATCTGCATTTATAGCTTTTAAACCTTCTCGTTTAAACCTTTGAATATGTTCAGGTCTTGCAGTATCACAATAAAAAGAAATGTTTCCATATTCCTTTTTAATTTTCCTAGCTTCTTCTACCCAAAAATCTATTTCCTCATGTTGTCTTGCTATTTCCTTAATTAGATAATGATTACCTTCATCATCTACACCAATTAAAACAATAGCTCCAAAGTGTTCATATCCCCAGTCAACACCAGCAAAGTATTTTACAAATTTTACATCATCAATACTATCAATGTAATGTATGTTTTGATTGAAGTCCTTATAGATTACACCTTCAGCTGCAACCCATCTACCATATATATCCCTATCAGTAAACATTCCACTTGGAGTAGATGCTATAATACTTTGAACATACTCAGGATCCAATGTAGTATTATCAAATAAACTGAAATGAAATGCTTTTATATTTAGTTGTCCATTAGGCAATCTTTGTCCTGATTTATCTATATAATCTAGCTTTATTGGATGCATAGGATTTTCAGGGTTGGTATCACCAAATATTCTAGCTCCTGGATAAGAACATCTGGATATACATTCTTTTATAAAATCATCATGTAATGCTGTACCTTCATTTAAAAAAGCACCTGCAGCAGTAAAACCTCTTACTTTCTTCCAGCTATCACTATTGGCACCATCAAAACAATATACACGATTACCAAATATATTAACTGAATTATCCTTTTTCAATTTTAATTCTTTACCTAGTATTAATTCCAACTCATTTAATACATTTCTTCTTATACTTGCTTGAGTTGCCCCACCAAGGATAAAAGATAATCCCATGTTTTTATATTTTGCAATATGGGTTAAATAGATTAAGTTTAGGATAAATGTTTTGCCACTTCTTTTAGCACCATGACACCATAATAACTTTGGATTTTCATATCTAAAACAATTAAATACTTCTTTTTGTTTATTCGTTAAGGTCATCTACTAACCCCCTTAACAAATCGGCTATTTCATCTTCTGAATCACTTGCAAGTTTTTGTCTTTCTAGCCTTATCCTATTTAATGCCTCTATACATCTAGTCTTCCTAGCTTGTACACGAGTTAGCTCAGCTTCAAGTTTTTGTATTACTTCAAAAGTAGATATAGTTTTAGTAGTAGTTTCAGTTTGTTTTTGTTGTTCTCCCTTGATAATATTTCCCTTTATCTCCAAGGACCTACTTACAACACTTTCTAAAGCTAATCCACCCTTAGCATTCTTTTTTTCTTCTATGCTTTTCATAAGCCTTCGCTCTCTAATAGTTAAAAGTGCTATCTGGTCTTGAAGCAGTCTTTCTTCTTCATAATGCATATTCTGAACCATTTGTAATTCTTCTTCAGTTATGGTATCCCAATATATTGTTTCATAAAGTCCATGCTTGTAATTATTTTTATTGCCTTTAGGTGCTCCATGGCCAACAGCATTTTTATTGCCTGGTTGACCACCTCTTTTTCTTTTTTTAGGTTTGGAACGTTCCATTTTTTTATTATCTTTTTGTTGGAACGTTCCGTTTAATTTTTCATCCCAGCAATCTTTATTTTTCCATCCTCTTATAGTGCCATCTGGTCTTTCTAACATTTCAGCAATCTTAACTAATTCAATATTTCCATTGTGTTTTAAATATATTTCCTCTGCCTTAATTCTATCTGGACTTCTTGCCCTAGCCACATCACCACCTCTTATCTGCTACCTAATTTCGTTTGAACCTGAAAAACACTATATTTTAGTTATGAACTCTGCCTTACTATATGAGTTATTACTCTTTACCATCATGTTTAAAAAGTCCTCTCTGGTAAAATCTGACAATCTAAATATTTCTTCTGGTTTCATTCCTAATTCTTTTCCTATCTCTTCAATACTCTTTCCATCTGCAATCAATCTTTTAACTATTGCTTTCATAGGTTCCAATAAGTGAGTACCTCTTGCCCTATTATGAGTTACAGTTCCATAAATATTTCCACTTTCATCCTCATGCTCTACAATAACAATAGGAACCTTACCATCTAGCATAGATAATAAAGGTTCCTCTCCTGCAACGGTCCATCTATGGAATCCATCAATAATAGTCATATCTGGTCTTACTACTATAGGTAATGTCCATCCATTTGTCATTATTGATTGAGTTAATAGTTTTAAATTCTGTTTAGATACTTTATTAGGGTTATAATCATTAGGCTTTAATAGATTCCTATCTACCCATTTAAGAGTTTTTAAAGGTAAAAATAACTTATCGTTTCTCATGCTTGATTCCCCCTTTCTATTTCCTTTGCCTCTGCAATATATCTTCCATAAATCGTTTGATATAATGCCCTCAAAGTTCTCATCTTGGGGTCTCCTGAGATAAGTCCCTCATAAATTTTTCTATAATCTTCTTGATTGGCTACAGTATGAACTTGTAAGAAGAAATTCTTATATTTACCTGCAACATACATCTTGTGTTTAGTAGGAAAGTAGAGTTCCATATTACTAAACATTTTAATAAGTTCAGCCTTATAATCCTTAGGATTTTCTTTCTTCTCAATTTCCTTTCTTCTTCTACTGCTCCTTCCAAACATTTCACTATCCCAATACAAAGCTGCTAAGTATGCATTTGGTTCACGGCGTATTACCCTTTCCATTAAATCTGGATAATACTCATTCATCTTTACAAGGCTCCTTGCTGTATCTATAGAAAAGAATTGAGATACTCTAAGCTGATTTCTATTACTTCCTGATTGCCATAGATAGAGATAGATATTTGGAATATCTGCTTGTTGCTCTCTTAAATATAGCCATACATCATTGTTGCTCCAATCATATATAGGAAATATCTGATTTCTAGCTGTTATATTCTTACCTGCTTTTGTTGATGATGCTATATACATAAGTCTTTGAACTGATTCAGCAGCTCTAACTCCAACCATAGTTATCCCATCAACACATACCCTTGGTAAAAAATCTTGATAAGCATCTTTCCTTGGTCTTAATAGTGGATGGCTCCTAATAGCAAAGGATGGTGGTCTTCTAACCCACACATCCTCTTTTTCACTATCCCAGCATATAAAGCTTTCATCATTAGACAACTCATTAAAGCAATTGAAATGTTTTACCTCAAGGCAATACCATTCAAATTTTGCCCCCAGTAACATAAACTTTCTTCTCCAATCTAATACACTTTTCTCTATACATGGAAATATTGCCTCTTCATCAATAAACTGTACTGTTAGTTGCTGAGGATCAATCTTCCCTTGTTGTATTAAATTAAATACTACTTGAGCTAAACAGATACTATCCTTTCCACCTGAAAAGGACATATAAACAGGCAGCCCATTTCCAAATACATTAGCAATTCGGATTTCAGCTGCCTTAACTACATCTATACTAGCTTCACATCTTTTTATAGCCATATCTTCTCACCACACTTAGGACATATAACAAACTTCCTTACATCTGTTATTTCTTCATCATTCTCTATATTCTCATCTTGTCTATAAGTGGTAGGTTGATTAATATTAGATTTCTCTTCTAATATGGCATTTTCTATTTTAGTTTCTTTCCTTTCCTTATTTTGTTTAATTGTTTCTATTTCTTCTTCATCCAAAGTACCATATTGAGATAACTTCTCTGTAACTTCTTCAGCCTCTGCTACCATTGTTTTTAATATTTCTTCATCAAATCCTGGAATATCTAAATCATTATTTAATTCCTCTAAAAATTCATTTAAGGTTTCAAGATTATCTATACCTAAACTAAAAACCTTATTATCTGCTATCATAAGCTTTTTCTTTTGATTTTCAGTTAAGTCTTCAATCTTATATACATCAACTTGTTCTTTCCCAGCTTCTTTTAAAGCCATTACTAAACCATTACCAGCTAATATAGTATTATTTTCATCTACAACAACTGGTCTTATCTGCCCAAACATATTGATACTTCGTACAAATTCTTTTATTTGATTTTGAGTATGAATCCTAATATTCTTCTCAGGTACCTTTAGATCTGCAATATCCATTTTAATTATTTTCATCATTTAGTCCCTCCTTAAATAACTTAGCACTCTCAATTTTCTCTGCTGCCTTATCTACTATACTTTTGTCTATGGTGTAGATTTCTTCCCATCCCTTCTTTACATCATCAGTATATTGCCTTGCAGCCCATGGATGGGTACCACATTTGTAACCATTTGGCCAAGTATAAATAGGCGGAACTTTTAATTTATAATAATGAATGTAGGCTAATATAAATTCATGTTTCCAATTAGCCAAAGGACTATACCTAGTAATTCCTTTTCCATCAGTATAAATATTACTACCTTTCCCTACATAGTTTCCATCTGCTCTCCTTCTACCAAGGATTAAAATATCAAGATCATGTTTCTTATAATATTTATTTTGTGCATTATGTTGTACTATAGAATACCATCTAGCAGTCTTCTTGCTATCCTGAGGAAATAACATCTCTTGATGTTTTGCTAACCAGTCTAGGTCCTGTCCGGTATTAATTATTTCTAATTTCTTTGGTTTGTTTTTATGAACCCAATTTAAAAAAGCAGGATATTCAAGGTTGCATATTCCCAATACACAATCCTCTATTCCTGCTCTTTCACATATATGCCCAAGTACTATACTATCTTTTCCTCCACTCCAAGCATAAGCTACCTTTTTATTATTTATTGTCTTTTCTATTTCATCTAATGTAATAGCTACTACAAGTTCTAATTCTTCCCTTGTAACATATTCTTCTATATTTTCCATAGCTTTTATCCATTCTTCATTACTTATATTCTGTTTCTTCCCTAATATTTTTTTCATACTCTATCTACCTCCAATCTGCTAATTATTAAGGCCATAATTCCCGCAGATAAGACAGTAGATATACTCCCTATGGTTTTATATGCCGAGATATTAAAAATCGTCCCATAGGCGAATATGGGTAATCCTATAACTAAAGCTATCAATATCCCTACATAAACTCCTTTAGCAGAAAGTTTCATCCCTTTTAATGTCATTATTGTTGGTAATAATGTTGAAGCTCTTAATGTTCCATAGATTAAAAATAAATGTGTAATTGTTAATCCTGGAATATTCGCTATCAAAATACCTATAACCAATAAAATAATCATGGATAATTTTGATATTCTTAAATTGCTATCTTCTACAATATCAGTTGTTAAAGAAGCCATAGCACACAGGTTACTATCTACTGTTGAAAGCAATCCCGATATTATCATGAATAGGAAAGGTAATGTTGCCCATTCAGGGAATAGGTGAGTTATTAATTCAAAATTAACTATACCACTATCTATAGCTTCAAATCCTGAACCAGCTGCAATGAATCCTAATATCCCCATGGATATTGGTACTATTGCAAATATTATAGCTCCAAGTAAAAAAGCCTTCCCAATCTTATCTTCCTTGATTGAAAAAGCTCTCTGCCAAAAGCATTGGTCACCAAATGGGCCTGATATTAAACCTATTGCAGTAGGTAATCCAAAAGCGAAGAATATCTCTAATCCCTTTCCTGAGAATAAGTTGGTATATTCACCAGTTTTCCCTGATAACCCTGCTACTAAATTAGATAATCCATTCTCCGTTTTTAATGCCCATGGTACAAATATTACACATGCAATTAATATTAGAATCATTTGTAAAGTATCAGTCATAACGGATGCCTTTATTCCACTGAATTGGGAATATGAATAAGCTATCCCAGCTAATATTATAGTCATCCATATAAATGGTATTCCTGTTATATTACTAAGTATCTTCCCACCTGCTAAAAGCTGTACCCCAGTTGATAGTATTGTTAATGTTATTAATTGGAATAGGTATATTTTCTTTACCTTTTCTGAATTATATTTGTTTTTCATATATCCTGAAATGGTGATCCCCTTAGGCATTTCTTTTCTTATCTTCTTAGCAAATGGAATATAAACCATTAGGCATATTACATTTGGCACAACAAACCAAAATAGTCCTGGTATCCCATTGTTATATGCCTTTTCTGACGATACAAATAAAGCTGGTGCCCATATCCATGTAGCAGCTATACTCATAGCTGAACTTATAGTCCCCATATTTCTGTCCGCTACATGGAAACTCTCATTGTCCTCTTCCTTTTTTGTAAACATTAAAGTTGCTCCCATCATTAGAGCAAAATAGACGATTAATACAATTAATCCATACATTTAAAGCTCCTCCTTTTTTGTTGTTTTCTCCATTAATGGCGTGTTAATAGAGATTTCTATAATTATATTTAAGGAAGGAGTAAATCATAAAATAAAAAACCGCCACTTATAAAATGACGGTTTAGGCGCTTTTTCAGTATAGAATTTTACACTTATACCATACCATATATTAAATTGCCCAGTCAATGCCCACTTTTTGCCCTGTACACTAATCATTTTTCATACCGTCTATACCAAATATTAATGCTGATAGCTTTTCACATGCTGCATCAATGTCTTTATAAACTGTTCTTTCATCTATACATTCTTGCTTAGCCACTTCTTTAATTGTCATTGGATTATCTGATATATATAAAGCTTCAATAACTCTATATCGTCTTTGATCCTCAGGCTTTGGAGAATTCATACAATATGCTTCATATAATCTGAGCATATCTCTTACATGAGTTAAAATTATGCTTGTCCTGGTTACACTCCTTTTAATACTTTCTACATATAAATCATCATTTCCTGAGTATTCATAAATCATATCTAGTATATCAATAGCATTTTCATCTAAATCTGATGTTTCAAATACTGCATTTTTGGTATGTTCTTTAAACATACGATAATTTCTTAATAGGAGCTTAGTATTCCTTAACCTTCTGTCATACCTGGACTTCTTAACTTTCTTTTTCTCTTTTTCTAAGGTTTCCAATGCTGTCCTTGCCCCTGTTTCTGCTGCTATCCTTATGATTTCATCTTGAATAATCTTATTGATTGCCATGCTTTCGCCCCCTTGTATATTTTATAAGTGGTTGATTTTACCAACATACTCACTTATAATGAAATTAGGGTTTGTGGGGCGAAAGCTCCCTTTTTTTTATTTATTATTTCTTTTCTCCCATGTATATACTTGGCTTTCCACATCCATACTCATGATCTAATACAAAGAATTTCATCCCAATACTTATAGGTCTATGTCCATGTTCAGAAAACCTAATATCTTTATGCCAATCTATATGTTCGGCCCATCCACCACATTCACAGCCTATTGTAAATGGACTAGGCATTATTTTATCTTTTCCTTCTACACCTACCTCAAGCCACATTCTCCATTCATTCCCACAATCTTCACATCTGTAGGTAAATGCCCCATGAACTATAGGAGGTTCTCCATATACTTTTTCAAAACATTCCTTTCTTTTATGTTTTCCTACTAAATCACTCATTTTCATATTACTTATTTCTTTATTCATCACCTATCTCCACCTTTTCAAATTCTATGACCCACACCCATGGATTAGCATCCCAACTATATTTTTTAAAATCCTGTTTCTTGATTGTAGAGTTCCATAACTCTATAAAATTAATCTTTTCTTCTGAGTAAGGTAATCCTTCGTGTTTAATATCCCAGTTACTAATCTCCTGTAACCTTTCTACATATACATTTTTTACTTTTAGAAAAATTCTCGCTGCAGATTTTGGCATATGGATTGAAGGTTTCCATCTCAAGCGATCTTCTGAATCTGCATAGTGTATATCACTTGCTTTAAACACATAATATTTCTCTCTAGCTGGGTCACTTGGTCTTGAACACTGTGTGCTTAAACCTGCCTTTATCTTGTCAATCTCATCAAAATTTGTTATTAGTTCACGAATATTAAAGGGTCTATCTCTGCCATACTCTGTTTCAAATACTTCTTGCCATGTTTCCCTAACATAGAGAATGTCCCCAACTTTAAAGTATAAGGGGTAATACAGTGCATCAATCATTGTTTCCCCCTTATATTCAAATACATCATTATCATTATAGAACCCAGCATATAGTCTATTTGGATTTGTACCATTAAGATTTTCATCTATCTTGTAAAATTTATCTTTTCCATCCATAGTTGGAGTTCTGCCATAATATTTTACAATTCTC